GGTCTTCGGTATAGCTGAAACTGGTAATCCGTAGCCCGGCAACTGGCAACCCACTTTCTGGATCGGTGTAAATAGTTCCAAATCCAACGGTGTACTCCCTTAATGTATAAACCCGTTCAATTATCCGCCTAATTTTCCATTTGCCGTCTTCTTGATATATCCGTGCCAAAAATGCACGTAAAACATCTTCAACAGCTTCATATAAATTCTTTTCTGCATACCATTCTAAATTGATATAAGTCTGTAAAAGTGGTGAATCCTGCGGATTACTTGTTTCGGTTGACGGGTAGATGTTTAAGTTTTCCTGTATTTGTAAATTCGTTTCTGTTTGAGATATGGCATAATAAATAAGTGCAAAGATTGAAACCCAGTTGCTTCTTGAAGTGTCCGGGCTTGTGGTGTTCGGGTCATAAATATTCTGAATTTCTTCGGGTACGTCTAACTCCTTTAATTCACCCAACCCGCACCGTGCCGAAATTGAAACGGTGTAGGGTGCTGCGGTGTATGGTTCTGAATAAAGATCAGGCAATATCCAGCCAGTCCATTTTGTCACGCCGCCAATTTTCTTTCTAATCTTAAACCCACGTGCATCCGATGTTGATAGTTCCGTGTACTGAAAATCAGTTTCAGAAATTAAGTTTATTTTTAACTCACTGCCAAAGATGGATTTAAATACGTCCGTGTCAGTTCCGGGATATGATATTGTCCCGGGATCGGCGGCAAATATCATTTCACTTGCCGCCCCATCATAGTCTTTTTTGTCGATTTCAATTCGGACGGTGTTGTTGAACCTGTCTTTAAATTCGCCGTAATATCTTAATCCGTATGCCATTAGCCTATTGCATTTTGTCTGTAATCTGTTCGCTCGTTAGATAATTGAATGTCATTGCCCCTCAATATACCCTCTAAATTAATATTTATTTCTTGTGCTGCGGCTGCCTCACGCTCTGATGGACGTGCATTTGAGAAGTCTCCCGTTGGTGAGCTTACGCCGCCACCTGCACCGCTGCCTGCTGCATTTTTGGCTGTTTTCTGTATGCCTGCCCCAATAGCCACCAATGCCGCACCTGCCGCAATTGCCAACCCTGCACTAACGGGGTTTGTGAGCCCTGAGCCTAATAATTTTTGAAACGCTTCCGATCCTAACCCTAATGTAATTAACATTTTCCCAAGCGTGCCAATTAGCCCGCCAATTGAAGCCAGTAATTGAGTCCCCAACTCCCCTGGGTTGACGTTCCCCGCTGCCACCATTTCACCAAGGCTTGATGCAAAGTCGGTTACTGTATTTTGAGCAAAATCAGTTATTGCGGCTTTCATGTTGCTATTGAAATTATCAAAGACTTCTTGCTGCCTGTTCAACTCTTCTTGAAGTAGGTTGGTTTCGGCGGCAATCCTGTCAGTAATGCCGGACATATCTGCGAGTCCAAAGTCAGCGCCTAAATCTGCATTTGCTGTAATGCCAGTCATTAAACCGGACTGTTCAAATCTTTCTGTTTGTGTTGTTGTTTGATCATCTGGTGCTTTCGCTGCACCACCGCCACCACCTGATTCAAACTTCGGTATTATAATTGGCTGTATGGGTTCGGCTTCGATTGCATCTTTCATGTTTTTTTGTGCATCACTGCCAATTTCTTTTACTGCATCCGCCCATACTTTTTTAGTATCGCTCCAAAAGTCGCTCCAAACATCGCCTTTAAATCCTGACTTAATCCACTCAGTGAGGGTCTTAAATCCACCCATTAGCGATTGAAACAACGCCTCGCCAACTTTCCATAATGCCTGAAACGCTGTTTTTATACCTGCAACAACAAGCCTAAAATCTTCGCTTTCGTTGTATGCTTTAATAATTGCGTTAGCAACTGCCACAACAAGGTTGATGACCGCCTTAAAAACAGCTGCCACCCGCTTAAATTGCTTTTCAACTAAGTTTTTAAATAAATCTTTAATCTTGCCTAAAAATTCAGTTATGGTTTTATTTTTCGCTATTGTGGTTTGTAGGTTTTTGAAAAATGTGCCAATATCATTAACCCATTTAGTGACCTGATCAACTATACCTTTTAAAAATCCGTTTGTTCCTTTAAATCCTAAAACAACACCTTCAACCGCTGAACCAAGAGCCTTCCAACTACCCATTAAGGTATCTGTTTTCTTTTTCTGCTGCTCGTATGCAACTGATGTACCTGTAACCGCTTTTGTGTAGCTTTCTAATTTATCCCTATTTTGAATAAGTATTGCAGCGGCCTGTTGATTTCTCAGCCCGAACATTTTAGTAAGCTCCGCCGCCGATAAATTTTCTTTGCCTAAATTTTCAAGTGCTTTTGATAAGCCAACTACTTTTGGGTTGAACTCATCCGCCTCAGATTGCAATTTTAATATAACGTTCCTTAATTGCGTGCCTGATTCTGCCCCTGAAATTCCTTTTTCTGCAAGAGTTTCGACTGCGCCAACTGATTGCTCCAACGATATGCCTGCCATGTTTGCAGCCGTACCCATAACCTTAATTGCATCTGCAATACCGGGTATGGCTTCCGCCCCTGCTTTTGAACCTGCCGCCAAAACGTTGATAGCCTTGCCCGCCTCGGATGCTGGCAAGTTAAATTGGTTCAATGCTTTTGATAGTGCCTGTGTTGCTGTTGGTAAGTCCAACCCCGAAGCCTCGGCAAGTGTTATTGCTTCTTTGCTTTTCAATAAGTCCGGATTTGCCGAACCCATTAATTCAAAGCCCTTGGCTACATCGCTGGCAGATAACGTAGAAGCCTTACCCAGCGCAATAGCCTGTTCACGATAAAACTCTAAATCCTTACCAGTTGCCCCGGTAATTGCCGATAAATTTGCAATTGATTGACCAAATTCAGCATTTACGGAAATGAACTTTTTAATGCCTTGGATAACCTGCGTAAATGCGAAAGCACCTGCGACCATGCCGCCGACCTTTTTCATTGCATTACCAAACCCAGACGCTTTTTTCTGTGATTTATTAAGACCCTGATTAAACTGCTTATTCTTTAACCCCAGCTTAACATATAAATCGGCTAACTTCATATCAGTTCATTTTAATTTTTTCGTACAGGCTCATCCGCTGTTCAAATGTAAGTTTCGATTTCCCGTCTGTTCGTATGTTGTCGGTTGGTAGTGGCCATAATTGTTTTGCTGTTTTTTTGCGCTTACTATTTACCGAATAAAGCAAGTGGTAAACGTTCCTAAAATTCGCCGCTTCTTCGCTTCGTCTTATTTGATACCCGGTTGCAATTGCGCTCACTTCTGCATCTGTTAACTTCCAATAATCGTTCGGACTTACACCACACTCACCAATCAGGTGAGCGTATAAATCCGATTCGCTCATCGGGCTACTTTTTTTTTACTATTGAGCGGTCGTTTTCGGCCGTAATACGAAGCATGTTCGGCAGCCCTCATTATCTGCTTTTGCGTTTTTTCGCTCATCCGGCTAACAGCTAAGAAAAACCGCTCCCGTTCAAGTGGCTTTTTTCGTTGCCAATGACAATATGAAAGGTGAGCCCCATAGAACTGCTCGACAATTAACTGGTTTTCGCCGTTCTTTTTTGTCCATTCTTTTATGTCGCCGTCCTCAACGCCCATTTGTTCCATCATTAGAAAGCCGCCCAGCTTATCAAATGAAAAGCCGATTTTTTTCTTTAAAAATAAACCCCCTAACTTAGAAGGGCAGGGGGTTATTGCTGTTGTCTGGTGTCTCATGTTATTATACTACTGGGTTTGTTCCTATTGTTGCGTTTCCATCCATTTGAAGCTCGATTGAAAATGTGATCCGGTCGTCATCTGGTGCTTCCCAGCTCACGTCTGAAATTAACGCCGTTCCAGTAATGTTGATAGCACCGTCAACTTTAACTTCCGAATTGTCATATTTGGTAATTTCAATATCAACCTTAGTCCCGGCTGTTTGGGCTGTTACGGCCGTGGTAAAATCTTCCGCCGTTGCAGATGGTGTCGAATTTCCAATACTTTCAACTGATACCGTTTGAGCTACACGCCCATACTCGAACGTGCTTTCACGCCCTGATGCTTTCGATGATGTTTCAATCATATTTGCAGTTGAACTCAAAGAAAGCGATGTTTCACCTACAAGGGTATTACCCCCGAATGTGACTTTTACAAATGTTCCTACTTTTGACATGTCATAAATTTTTAATTATTAACTAATATCTGATACTAATATTCTAAACCTAATTAATCCTATGTACTCGATTCCCGTGTCTGTCTGTATTTCTGCTTCACTTGTTGAAATTAGTTGCAAATATTCACAAACAAAGTCATCGGTTAATGTTAAGTCTTTTCTATTCTCGATAATTGATACCACGCTGTTCATGTTATCATAGAGGACTGTTTTGTCCGTTAATCCTTTGTGAACAACTTGCACTAACAATTCATAATCATATTCTTTTGTTGTTTTGTTGCTTTCATCGTTTTGAAATATGTCTGAAACGTACAAATAAGGATAACTATATTCTTTTTCGGGTACAATAGTATAAGCAGAAACGGCGGGTAATTTTTCGCCCAGCTTACTTATTAATGCAATTACTATTTGTTTGCGCGCGTCCCTCATTATTTAATTTTTAGCTCTTTTTTTATTGCTTGCACCGTATCATCAATGCTTGCTGTTCGTGCAGCCCAGTATAAATAACTATCACCACCGTAACCGGGATGGTGTACTTCTTTTCCAAAATAACCGGTGTCAGGTGTTCCTAATGTTTTGGCATTTTTAGCCCTTATAATGTGCGGTCTCGAACCTAATTCAACGGCGGCGGCATACTCAACATTTGTTCCAACAGCAAATTCGTGGTCTTGTAGCGTAACGTTTAACCGCTCGTTATCGCTTCCCCTCTTATCCTGTACGCTTATCGAGTTAACAAGCCTTGTGGTGTCGTTGTGCCCCCGTGCCTTTAGCCTCGATTGAGCCCGGTTTTTGACGTTTTGCATGAATTTTATCAATCCTTTATCAACAGACATATCCATTCGCCGCTCTAATTTTCTCATCTGTGAATCGAAATTAGCCTGTGATTGTTTTGTTAATTCTATGCTTGCCGCCCCTTTTGCCATTATTCCAGTTGTTCGCTTGCTGTTAACTTAACGTAATCGTTTTTTTCATCAATATTTATAATACTCCTTACTTTAAATTCATTGTCGTTAAATGTCAATGTATCGCCTTGCTTTATCTTAATCCCGTGATAATACCTTAATGTAAACAGATAATTCCGTGTTGCCTCGTTAAGTCCGTACCGCAATGACATTGACATATTCATCGGTTCGGCATTGCACCACGTTTCAACTTCCGCCCCGGGCGTGTATGTCTGCCCGCCTGTGGGGGTGCTCGTGTACGTGCCCTGCTCGTTGTATTTTATCCGTTTATTTAGTTTGCCAATCATACCTCACAATATTGCATCAAGCCTGCCAAAACACCCTCTGGCAAGCCGCCCGTCTCCCTATTTTCGTAGATGTGCGCCACGGCTTTCTTAATCTGCATCTTTATTCCTTCGGGGCAATAGCCAGTTGTTGTAAACTCAATTTCAACTACCTGGTTGTCGTTGTATCCTACCAGGTTTTCAAATGAAACGACCTTTCTGTTATTCCCCGTAATGGTTGTTTCCAGTTCCGCCTCTTCGATTGTCACTGATGTAACGCTGTCATGTTCTGGATAGGGCAAATGAACGTCCGAATCACTTACATCGCTAATCAAATATTCGGCGTTAATAGTCGATGCAATTAACGAAAGTCCTGTGAACTCTTCGACCATATCACGGACATTGGTAATCAATAATCCGATCATGGTGTCATCATCCGAAAAATCGACTTTTAACCATTCTTTCATTTCGCTAACCGTTACCGGCTCTGTTCCCGTTATGGTCTTTTTTATTCTCATTTGTTCTGTGGTGCTTCGGGTTGTGCTTTATTTTGCCTTTTCGTTTGTGCCGGATCTGCCTTGCGCTGTTTGAGCGGCTTGACATATCCGTTTTCAACCATAAATTTCTCACGGTCTGGGCTAACGTTTATTTTTTCACCCTCTTTAATGCCTGCAAATTCCTTTATTACTTCAAACTTTTTCATAACATCAATTTTAATTTGTAGCTATCGGGGGAATCGAACCCCCGGTAAATACCATATAGCTAATTTATTCCAGATAAACTTTCTCTTTCAGCTTTATTAACTGAGCTTTCCCTGATGTTGCCGTTACGGTTAAACCAATGTATCTATATCGGTTCGCCGTGGCGTTGGAAATTGTGATTGTAGTGTCCGCACTTGTTCCAGCCCATTCAACCGCCGATCCTATATTTGAATAATCGTTTTCGGAAAATTTCTTCCCTTTCAGTTGAACGCTAACTGCCGGGGCATCGATACTATCCAACGTTAACAAGACATCTTGGGTAGTTGGATGCTGTTTATTTATTTCAAGGGCATAAGTCGCCGATGATGTGCCCGAAACGGTATCGGCATCGGTCAAT